ATGAGCAGGCGGTCCCGCAGAAAGATCAACGCTCTCGCCAGGGCGGCCGGCAACAACCTGGAGCATGACGACAAAAAGCTCGGCATGTTCGTTGAGCTCTACAACGGCATCCCGATCGGCGTGAGCGACTTCGTCAAGGACGTCCACACGGTCAGCAGCTCACTCGAAACCGCTTACACGGGCGGCGCCAGCTCCACCATCTACGCAATCTCCTTCGGTGAGGACGGCGTTTGCGGTCTGACTGGCCCCGGAGGCCTCCAGATCGTCAAGATCGGCGACATGGAAACCAAGGATGCCAGCCGCACCCGTATCAAGTGGTATGTCAGCATGGCCTTGTTTTCCAACATCAAGGCCGCCGCCCTGATAGGCATCGCATAACGATATCTCACGGATTGAGTTTTAAGGAGTAATTACATGAGTTTTGCAGATCCCCAAGTCGGCCGCAGCGTAATTTGCGGCCCCGGCCCGGCGGCCGCTACCGTTACCCTGGCGGGAACCTGTGTTGAGGGTGACATACTCGGCTATTCCACCGGCTGGAAACGTGCGCTGGCCACCGCTGGCAGTGTAATCAATCCCCAGGTCGTAGCCCTGAAAGGTGGCGTCAGCGGTGACGTTATACCCGTGGCGCTCGTCTGTGTAGTCAAAGGCTATACCGGCGCAACTCCCGGCGCTCTCATCTACCTTGCTGAAGGCAGTTCCAGCGGCATGGTGACGGAAACCGCACCCACCACTACTAATGACGTGAAAACTGTTATCGGTGTGGCTCTCAGCGCTACCGAAATCGCCTTTAACTTGTCCAACGTCATAGTTCTCTCGGCTTAAAGGAGTGACTGCCCTTTAAGTAGCCTCCTCTAAATAGTGGGCGGGGCCGGCCCGGCACCGGTCCCGCCCGGATACTCGAATGATAGGCAGGTGATCAGGAAATGATTACTTTAACGACAATGCGGGTCAGCGTTCGCCGTGATCTCAAAGACGAGGACGCCGGCAATTATCGCTGGACAAATGACGAAATCGACCGGGCCATCGAAAAGGCCGTCCTCGTCTATTCTGAGTATTGTCCTTTGACGCAGCTCGACGCGACTATTGTTACTGTCGACCAGGGCAACACGGTTGACATATCCACGCTCACCGACCGCATTGACGTTTTGAAAGTGGAGCATCCCATCGATGAAGAACCGTACCCGTCCCGTCGCTTCAAGGTATGGGGCGATGTACTCACGTTTCAGGATGGCTATGTCGGCGATGGTGTTGAGTGCAATATCTATTGGTTGAAAAAGCATACTCTCAGCACAGCTTCGACCATACCCACTGTGCACGACCATATCATCGCTATGGGCGCAGTTGCCTTCGCCGTCAGTTCACAGGCGCAGTATCAGGTTAATCTTGCCAATACCGGCGGCCAGAAGGTCAACAAGGACTACAACTATTGGGCGAAAGCGGCCTTTGAGGCTTTTTATGATCAGCTCCAATATGTCAAATCCTATACGCCCAAGAAACTTGTCACCGGTGCATTAATCGCAGAGGAGTAAATTTATGGTCCGTAAAAATACTTTGTCGGGATCCGGACAACGAAAACCTGCAAAACCGAAGCTGAAAGAGCAGGCGTCTGAGGATCCGAAGCTGTTTAAGGACGGCCTGCCCATCACCGCTTATGCTATCCGCGAGGACGAGTACGATACTTCGACATGGCAGCTTCCGCACCACACTCCAAGCAAGGCCGTTGATCTCGAAATGCTCGAACATTGCACTCTGTTACTCAGCCGTTGGGGTGACCAGGGCGTCCGTTGTCATGCAGACCCGGAGCTGATCATCCTGGCCGCCCGCCATCTGGCAGATCATTACCGTGCAGCAGGCCGGCAAATCCCCGTTGCCCTGTGCGTGCTTATATAAAAAAACTGTAGGGGCGTACCTTCAGGTGCGCCCGAAGGAGAAAGAGAAATGGAAACCACCCCCCTGGACGGTTACAAGAAGATTATTGTAACTTTGCTAACCATTATCGCCGGTTCCCTGGGCCTGTTCATCACCGACCCGGCCAAGGCTCAGACGGTCGGCCAGTTCTTGGTTGATGTGATCGGTCCGGCTGCTGTTGTCCTGGTCGGCATCATCTACACTATCGTGCAGGGCCAGATCGACAAGGAGAAAGTCAAAGCTGCCCCCAAGATCGCCGCTATCACAAGCGAAGCATCCCCAAAAGCTGAGAGCGTAGCAGCCCCGCAGCCGGTTGTTGCGCCCGTAATCCCGGCTGCGCCGGTTGACAACTATGTGCCCTTCGATCTCGACGCCGCGGTCGGGTCCGCCGAGGAATCCTGCCGTAAGGATGTCCAGGAAGTAACCCCCATCAGCCGGGCATTCTATTTCTATCCCATCGCCAGCCATTTCGACCTGCGGGAGGTGCCGCGGGAGAAGCGCATATGCGAAGCGAAACGCCTCATTGATAAGACCGTCGAGCTTTTCAGCGAGGCCTTCAAATATCAGACGAAGCTTCCCAAGCCCCCCACCCCCGCCGAGGCCAACAATTATCACGCCTATATGCTCAAGCTGAAAAAGGACTACGAGAAGGCCAATAATCTCACCTGCAGCGACAAGACCTTCGAGGATCTGCGCAACCTCGTATCCTATTTCAACGAGCTCTACAACGCCCAGGACGGCCTCGCCCAGCTCAGCGGCAAGACCGTGGACTGGTCGATCTACGGCGGCGGCGCTTTCACCCCTACCCAGGTCGGCTGGGACTACGTGAAGTTACTTTAATCGAATGCGTACTTGTCATTGCGAGGAGCGCAGCGACGCGGCAATCTAATCCCCGCCGCGCCGCTGCCTCCACAAATTAAAGGAGGCGGAACCTTGCGTAAAGCCAATGACCCACTGGCTGTAGTTCACCGGGACCGCGGCTGTAATTTGTTCCCGTCGTGTCTTGAGTGCCCTTTGCCCCGCTGTCCGGAAGACAGGCCCTATGGCAAGGCGGATATGCGTATGTTTTCCCGCGCTGTCGAGATGTTCAAGCTGCGCAAACAGGGCTGGTTGATACGGGAGATCGCGGCGCATTTCAATGTATGCGACCGCACGGTTTACCGCTCGCTGATCTTATTTAAGTCCGCTGATGCGGGTTGCGAGGGCGTGTCCCTGCCGTAAAAGTAGACGCCGTGCCGGATGAGTTTAATTTGTTATGAGAACGCTCTCAGCCGCCCTTACTGCCGAGCAGAAAAAGGCCGCCCGCAGGCCGCTGGTTAAGGTGGAGATTGCCTCTTACGGTCACCCGGCCGCCGTGGCCGCTGAAGCCCTGCAGTGGAGTGATTACAATTGGGAGCGGTTAACATTGAGCACCGACACAACGGCTGTCGGTAAGCACGCCCTCGCCATCCCCGCCGACGGCTCCGTCTGCCGCGTCCGGGCAGGCGCCACCATCTATTACCAGCGGGTCACTTCCCCGTCCGGATCATCCACCTGGACATCTTGGTCCTCATGGGGAGGCGGCACCGGCTCGCCGGTCGGCCTTGCCGCTTCAGGAACTGAGGTTATTGCCTTCTGCGATGACGGCGTTTACCTCTATTACAAGAAAAGCACGGACAGCGGCGCTTCCTTCGGCGCGTGGACGGCTATGATGAATACTCGCCCCTGTGAACGCGGCTGCGCTGCTGCCTTCAAGCCCAACGGCGACCTCGCCGTGGTCCACGCCTCGGACTTCAACGACCCGACTTCCCTGTATATCCAGCGGCGCACCGGCGGGAGCTGGTCCACCGGCCTCGGGCAGATCGGCGGCGATCATGCCGTCTCAGCCCTCGCTCTTTATTACAACGGTGACTGGAATATACTCGCCCTCCTGCTTGACGGCTCGTATATCCGTTTAGCGAGGGGCGTCTACGGCGACGGCGGATCATATTCTGTCGGTACCTGGTCCGGTTGGGAGTTCATCAATTCTTACAGGGCACGCGTCGATTTCAGCGCAGCCATGCACCTGCGCATGTTCCAAACCGGCCGTCCCGGCCGCTATGTCCCCACCTATTATGAGCAGGTCAGCTCCGTTATGCAGCAGCAGGCCGCCGATAACCTCGGCGTCGACGACCCCTATGTCACTTATCACGCTTCGCTCGGGGCGGTTTTCAGCTTCGCCAAGGATAATAAGCCGTGGTTTTACCGGCTCCGCCCTGGGACGCTATTTAAAGACAGCGACTGGTCGCGGGCATGGCCGCTGGATACACCCGCGACCTATGGTCTGGCTCTGGCCTGTGATGGAACTTATCTTTATGCCGCAGCGCCCAACCAGGTCTGGCGGTCCGCTCTGCCCGGATCTTGGGCCCCGCCCGCAGCGGGTGCCGGCGCCGGCACGGATTACGCCGTCACCGCAGCGCAGATCATCGCGGTCAAGGAAACCGTCAAGCCTATGTTGCCATCGTCTTTAGAGGTTACCCTGGACAATTCCCAGGGCACTTATAACAGCATCGGCGGTGGTGCGGCGTCAGCCGTGGGTAAACTCAAGCGGGGCGCACAGGTCACACTCTCCATAGGCTATCGTGCCACCTCCGACCTGTACTCCACTTCCGGTAAGTATTACGTCGAGCGGATATCTTACGCCCGGTCACCCGGGAACGCCCACCTGATCATCGGTTGCACGGACGCCTGGGGCCTGCTGCAGCGCTACTCTTTCAATCGGCCGGTGTTCTGGAATGAGGCCGGCGACGTCACCACTCTGTACGAGATCATCGAAAAGGTTGTGCAGGCCGTTGGCGGCAGCCTGTCTTACGTATCCCGTAGCGCCGATATCACGGGCACTTATCCCCGCTTTGAGGTCCACACCGGCGAGAATGCCGCTGTGGTGCTTCGTCAGCTTCTTGCCCTTGTGCCGGATGTTATCTACTTCGTCGGCCTTACCGGCTATATCGTGTATCCCCAGGCCGCCGATGCCGCGTCCTATTATTTGAGGTTTCCATGATATTTATGCCTGTCATTGCGAGCGAAGCGAAGCAATCTAATTGTACGGAATAATGATGAAAAGCAGATATGCGCCGCTGTTTGTCGAGAAACCCCCCGCCTCCCGCCTCCTCGCCCCGTTTACACGTTGTCCGGTATGTGGCGGCACCACCACTATCACCGGCTTTGTTTCGCCATCCGGACGCAGGCAGCTGTCATCTGTCTGCTATTCCTGTGATACCCGCTGGGATCTGGAAGGCAACTGTATCCAGGATGGTGCTGTTGTGCATTTGCCCCTGGTCAATAACCTGACCTTGCCCGAGGCTGATGCCGAATGCAATTTCGCCGTTAAACCTGTTCGCAAGCGTAGGGGCGTACCTTTAGGTGCGCCCGCAAAGGAGTGAAAATGAAAGATTTATTCGTCTGGTTTTGCGTAGCCTTCATCGCCGTATGCGGTTGCATTGTCAGCTATCGCTATGGCATCTCCATCGGCCAGTCGAGCTGCCCGGTGAAGTATGCCGTCTGCGAGAATGGCACATGTATATTAAGCGATATAGCCCCGGATTATCCGGGAATAAAAGGAGAATAATAATATGGCATCAGCGCTCTACGCAAAAGCTAAAAAGGCCTTCCTCGATAAGGACATCGACATGCTGGACGACAATATCAAGGTCGTACTGGTCGATGGAGCCGATTATACTCTGGACCTGGCCGCTCATGACTTCCTTGATGATATCCCTGCCGGCGCCCGTGTCGGCACTTCCGGCAACCTCGCCAACAAGACCACCACGGGCGGTGTATTCGACGCCGATGACATCACCATCACCGGTGTGACCGGCGACCAGTTCGAGTATATCATCATCTACCGCGATAGCGGCACCGCCAGCACTTCCCAGCTTATCGCCTGTATCGATACCGCTACTGGCCTGCCCTGCACCCCCAACGGCGGCGATATCACCATCACCTGGGATAGCGGCGCAAATAAAATCTTCGCCCTATAAACAGGAGGAAGTCATGGAGCAGTCAGATATCGATAAACTTCTGGCGCTACGTTCCGCATGGGATAAATTCAAGGCCATTCAAGGTGAGAAATCGGCCAAAGATTTTAATGCCTTCTACAAGGTTTTCTGGTCTTACGGCATGGAAGGCCATACCGATATTGCAGCGCTCAATGATTCTATGTGTATGCAGTTTATTCGTGACCACTGTACTGCGCACGGTGAATGTGATGGCTGTAAAGGTTATAAAGATATCCCGCCCTGCAAAGCACTGTGGGGGAGCTTATCCTGCGCTGTCGATCCTAAATCAATAGATTTTGAGTTTTACTATCTCATATTATTCAAATGTATCCGCCTCGGCCTGCACCCGCCCGTGGTTGACGGTTCTGCCGTGCAAACAAAAGTGTGGCCCACATCCGGTTTTGGCAAGCCTTTGCGTATTTATATCTATGATAATAAAATCAATTTTGTTTGCCCGCCAGGTCACGGTTATTATGACGATTATAATATTCCTTTTGAAAAAGCGCCTTTCGATTTATATTGGACACCTTAAATGGCTATATTACGGCCTGATGGCGATGTAACTTGTAGTCTTAGTTGCAGCTCTGGCTCATCCCATTATGCCCTCATTGACGAATCAACTCTTGATACCGCCGATTATGTTTCTCTTATAAGCAATCCTGCATCTACCGCCCCCGTAACCGGCTCTGATCTTGTATCTGTCGAAACTTTTACCCCCAACGCTGCCGTTAAAAAAATAGTCGGCTCATTTTATATCGCCCTATCCCCAGGTGATTATGGCGGCACTGCATCCTGTACTATCAAAATATATACAGGTACGACGGAATTGGCTTCCGCATCCGCCACCAATGGTTGGAACTACGTTACTTACACCGGATCTTTAACTCAGGACGAAATCGATGCCCTGCGGGCATATGTTTATTTTTCCGTGGTTTCAGGGAGTTACTGGTTTGAAAAGAGCCAAACTTGGTTTTATTATCAATCTACCGGCTATTGCTATATGGCCTACATCTACCCGGATACTTCCCTGCTGCCGTCCGGCATAGCCAGCAGCGCCGCCTACGGCTCGCCCAAATTAACCATCTACCTCTTGCCCGGAAGCATCGCCAGCGGCGCTATCTTCGGCTCAACAGATGTTAGCCAGGGGAAAATCCTCGCCCCAAACAGTATCACCGGCAGCGCCGCCTGCGGCTCGCCGCAGCTCGACTTCACTATCACCCTTTTCGCTATCACCTCCACATCGGAAGTAGGCGAACCCTGGCTGGATTTGCATATCACGGCGGCCGGAATAATCTCAACGACGGTCTACGGAACGGCGGGCATCTTGCAGATCGGTCGTCTTGCGCCGTCCGGAATAGCCCCAACGGTGTCTTTCGGAACGCCGGAGCTGGAATATGATCAGACTATCACCCCCACCCCCATCGACCCCGCCCTGGCCTTCGGCACGCCAAGATTAGGCATTAACATCATCCCACCCGGCATCGCCTCCGCCATGGTCCTCGGTGCGCCTATCTTGATGCAGGAGCAGTTCCTCACGCCGTCCGCCATCGCAAGCTCGACGGCCGTAGGCGAACCCTGGCTGGACCTGCATATCACAGCGGCCGGAATAGCCCCGACGATAGCTTTCGGAACGGCTGCTCTAATCCCGGACCAGGCCATCACCCCCACCTCCATCACCATCACCGCCGTCTTTGGTACGCCGTTAGTCTCTCAGGATCACATCACCGCAACTGGTATCGCATCGTTGTTGTCTTTCGGCTCACCCTCCGTTAATAATTTCTTTCATGTTATCCTCGCGGCGGTCTACGCCGTGGAGGCCCCGGACGTCAATCGCACTTATGTCGTGGGCTCTGATGCCACCGGCGCCCAGGTGTCAGGGTCCGCCATCACCCAGGCCGACGTTGACCTGGTCGGCGAGCGCATGGACGCCCACCACAACCCCGCCATCCCCACCGCCGCCATCGCCGCCGCCGTGGCCACCGCCCAACTCGCAAAAGCCCGCCTGGACGGCAAGCGTGCGCTGATCACCGTTGCTCCGCACTGTGGCGTAGAGTTGTGGGATGTTGTGAATATAACTGACGATATCGCAAACCAGGCATCAAGCTACCGCGTAAGCGGTTATATTTTTGAGTTCCGTTCTGGCGTCTACTGCCACACCCTCGAGCTTTGCGCCCTGTGA